AAGAACGCCGTGTGGGTCGGCAACCCCGACATCCTGGCGCAGCTCGAGGGCATGACGGTCGGCCAGATCCCGATCTTCCTGCCGCCGGGCACCGGCATCCACGCTGGTTTCGACGGCACGCTGAACGGCCGCCCGCTGATCCTGTCGGAGCACGCCAACACGATCGGTCAGCAGTCGGACATCTCGCTGCTGTCGCTCAAGGGCTACCGCACGATCACCAAGGCTGCCGGTGTCGAGACGGCCACGTCGATGCACCTGTACTTCGACGCGAACGCCACGGCCTTCCGCTTCATCTTCCGCATGGACGGCCAGCCGATCACGCAGGCCCCGATCCCGGCCCCCGCCGGCAAGGGTTCGCAGACCCGCTCGTACTTCGTCACGCTGGCGGCTCGCCCGTAATCGGCACGGGGCCTTCGGGCCCCGTCTCGACGCACATCTTCATCTTCTGGAGTCCTCATGAACTCGAATTTCAAGCTCTCCGAGGTCGTCGCAATCGCGGCCACCCTCGATCCGTCGTCGCAAGCCGTCGGCGCCGCAACCACCACGTGGGTGTCGGCCGCCGACTTCCAGCGTTTCGCCGCCGTTCTCGATGTCGGCTCGATCGGCGCCGCGGGCACCGTCGTCGTGGCGTTCTCGCAGGCCACGACCAACACCGGCACGGGCGCCAAGCCGGTCGTCAACGCCATCACGGGCGCAGCCGTGACGAGCACCGCCGTCAGCCTGAGCAACCAGCAGGTCACGCTCGACATGCTGAACGACTGGCTGGACTCGAACAACGGCTACGGCTACGTCGCCGTGACGGTCACCGTGGGCGTCAACGCCGTGCTCACGCAGGCCACGCTGTTCGGCCTCGTGGCGCGCTACGGCCCCGCCAGCGCCTTCAACCAGGCCGGCGTGGTTCAGGTCATCTAAGGATCGACCGTGGCCGCGTACTTCCGCACCGTGCAACCGACCAGCGAGCCCGTCTCGCTGGCGGATTGCAAGAGCGCCCTCAACATTGACACCGACCTGACGGCCGACGACGGCCTCATCACGCTGTTGATCCAGGGCGCGCGCGAGTACGCGGAATCCTACTGCAACCGCAGTTTCATCCAGCAGCAATGGCGGATGACGCTCGACTCCTTCGGCGATGAGGCATCGTCGGGAGTCGGGCCCTTCTTCAGTACCGTGTTGATCGAGAAGGCGCCGATCGTGTCGGTAGACAGCATCGTCTACATCGACATGACCGGCACCGCTCAGACCATCACGGCGCCCGGCACTCCCGGGCAGACGGCCACCGTGGTCGGCGAGCAGAAGTTCGCCATCGACCTCGACGGCAACGTGGGCCGGCTCGGCCCGGCGTTCGGCTACTTCTGGCCGATCACCATCCCGCAAATCGGGGCCGTCAAGATCAACTTCACGGCGGGCTTCGGCCCTGACGCGACCGACGTGCCCGCGGCGATCTGCAACTGGATCAAGATGCGCGTCGCCACGCTGTACCAGAACCGCGAAGAAGTCGCGGTGATGCCGCGCGGCAAGGTCGAAGCGCTCCCCTACGTGGATCGTCTGCTCGACCCGTGGGTGGTGAGCCTGGCATGACCTACTCCACCCCCCTCCAGGCCGGCTCGCTCAATCGCGTCGTCACGATCCAGCAGCGCAGCATGGCCGTCGACACGTTCGGGCAGCAGTCAGAGACGTGGACGACCCTCCTGACCGCCCGCGCGTCCGTCGAGCCCATGTCGGGCTCGGAGCTGGTCGCGGCCGGCGCGCAGCTCGATGAAACGATGATTACCGTCGTCGTCCGCTATCGGCCTAGCATCACAGCGGCGATGCGGCTCACGTACCAGGGCGCGGTCTACAACATCCTGAGCGTGGTGGACGACTACGCGCGGCATCGCAAGCTGACGCTGATGTGCCAGCAGGGTCTGACGCGAGGCTGATGTGTCAACCCTCCACGAAACGATCCAGGCGACGCTCGCGCCCACCGTGGCCGGTGGCGCGACGTACGGCATCAACTCGTTCGAGCTGAACGAGAACATCGCGTTCCCCTACATCGTGTGGATGAAGCCGAGCTCGCCCACGAACAACACGCTTGCCGGCGCCTCCGCGCTCCAGAACACCCGTGTCCAAGTGGACCTCTACAGCGACACGGTGCAGAACCTTGAAGCCGCCGCCGCCATCGTCATCGCGGCGATGGCGGCGGGGCCTTTCACGAGCACCCAGCTCACCACGCGCGACGCGTACGAGGACCAAGTCCGGGCCTTCAAGCGTTCCATCGACTTTTCTGTTTGGTCCACCAATCCATAAGGAGCCCTGCTCATGACTTCCTCCGCCATCTCCGCCCAGGGCTCGACCTTCGGCATCGCCTCGGCCACCGCGCCGGCCGCGTCCACCGCCTCGTCGGTCACGCCGACCACCTCGGCCGCGGGCACCACCACGCTCATCACGACCACGGCGCCCCACGGCCTCGCAGACGGCGCGAGCGTTGCGCTGTCGGCCTTCGCCGGCACGGGCGCCGCGACCCTCAACGGCAACACCTACGCCATCAGCCTCGTGAGCTCCACGTCTTTCACCATCCAGGTGAACACGTTCGGCCTGGTCTTCACCGCGGCCACCGGCTCCATCCAGGGCACCACGTACCTGACGGTCGCCAACTTCCGCACCTTCAACGGCCTGGACGGTCAGGCGTCGGAAATCGACGTGACCAACATGGCCTCGCTGGCCAAGGAGATCCGTCTCGGCCTGGTGGACTTCGGCCAGCTTCAGATCGAGGTCGACCACAACCTGCAGGATCCGGGCCAGGCGCGCGTGCAGCAGCAGTACGTGGCGGGTGCGCTCACGAACTTCATCCTCTCGCTGCCGAATGGCGACACCGCCTCGTTCCAGGGCTTCGTGCGCAAGTTCTCCATGCAGGGCGGCGTCGACCAGGTCGTGAAGCGCCAGCTCGACGTGCGGATCAGCGGCCCGGTCACGTGGTGCTAATTCGTTAAATGTCAGACAATGCGACGTGCTCTGAAAAGGGCCCGTCGCATTCTTCATTCATCACAGGAACAACCATGCTGCTCTCCCGCGCTGCCATCCTCACTGCCGACGACCTCAAAACCGTGGACGTTCCCGTCCCGGAGTGGGGTGGCGAAGTCCGCATCCGCTCGCTCACTGGCACGCAGCGCGAGGCATTCGGCCGGTCGCTGCTCGACGCCGCGGGCAAGCCCAGCGGCGAGGGATACAACCTCAAGCTCGTCGCGGTCAGCGTCGTGCAGGAGGACGGCTCGCTGGCGTTCACGCTCGATGACGTGCAGATCCTCGGCACCAAGAACGACAAGGCCCTGGAACGCGTGGTCGATGCGATCGAAACGCTCAATGCGATGAAGGCCGGCGCCATCGAGGCAGCCACGGGAAACTGATCGCGCGGCCGGAACGCAGGTTCATCCTGCGTTGGGCGCAGCAAACCGGACGCACCGCGCGGGAACTGCTTGCTTCTGTCACGTCGGAGGAAATCGTGGAAATGATGGCGTTCGACCGACTCGAGCCGATGGGGGCGCTGCCGCAGTTGCACGCCTTCGGCCAGGTCTGCGCCACCGTCGCCAACGTGCACCGGGGCAAGGACTCGCAGGCGCTCGGCCCGGAAGACTTCTTCCCTGCGCTCGCCCGCGAGTTCGGCAAGGCCAAGGCCAGCAACGAACCCATCCTGCTGGACGACGCGGAAGCTCAGTCCGCACTCATCAAGCGCACCATCTTCGGGGTTGGCTGATGGACACGCTGCGCATCGACGTGAGCGAGATGTCCAAGTTCACCAGCGAACTCCTGGGCCTGCCGGCGATTCTGCGCGAGCGGCTCGTGCGCGGCGCGGCCAACGCCGTCATGACCGAGCTGCGCGATCGAGCCATTGCGCTCGCGCCCGAGCTCGCCGGTCCCGAGAAGACCGGGCAGGCCCCCGCCGGCAACCTGAAGGCGTCGATCTACCGCATGCGGATCCCCGAGGCGTGCTTCGGCCCCTGGGAGGTGTGGAAGGTCGGCGTGCGCATGGGCTCGGGCAAGTGGGCCCACAAGCGCAACCAGGGCAAGGCCACCAACGCGACAGGCGCGTGGTACGCGGCATTCGAGGAGTACGGGCACTGGACGCGCACGCCGAGCGCGGTGCTCCTGCACCGCACCGGCCGCCGCGACGACGCGCGCAAGGCGTACCAGTCCACGCTGTCGGTGATGGCGCACTGGGTGCCGGGAACGCCGTTCATGCGGCCGGCGCTGGACTCGATGAAGGGGTCGTTCGGCCAATACATGCAGACCTACGTGGATCGCAACCTCGGCGAAGCCGTGCGTACCGCCCGTTATATGACCGTTCGTTGAGGCAATCATGGCAGAGTCAGTCGACATCAAATTCACCGCCGACACGTCCAGTGCCGACGGCAGCATCCAGGCCCTGGGCAAGACCTCGGAAGCCACCGCGCAGCGCATGGTGCGGGCCACCGAGCTGGACGCCGCCAGCCGCGCGCGCCAGGTGGCCGCAATCAACCGGCAGACGAAGGCCATCGAGGAGCAGAACAAGATCGCCATGCAGGCGGCCGGCGCACTGCCCAAGGCCGCCGCCGAGGCCGAGCGCGCGATGGACAGTGCGGCCAAGGCCACGAAGGCGTTCGGCTCGGCCAACGCGGCCACCACGCGCGAGCTGATGGTCATGTTCCACGAGGGTATCTCTGGCAACTTCAAGCGCATGGGCGGCTCGTTCGTGGTGCTCGCCGAGCACTCGAAGACGGCGGCGTCCGTGCTGAGCGCGCTCGCCGGCCCGATCGGCATTGCCATCGGAGCCGTGGCCGCCCTCGGCGCGGCCGTTGTGGCGCGCGAGATGGAGATGACCAAGCTGGCGCATGCCGTGACGCTGACCGGCAACGCCGCAGGTATGACCGTGGGCAGCTTCGACCGCATGTCCGAGTCGATCAGCAAGTCGGGGGCGACCAGCATCGGGAAGGCGCACGACGCGCTGATGGAGCTCGCGAGCAGCGGCACGGTCGGCGCGGCGAGCATCGAGAAGATGGGTCTGCTCGCCGTCAAGGTGGCCGAGCTGTCCGGCAAAAGCGTGGGCGAGGTGGCGCAGGAGATGTCGCGCGCCGGCAAGGACGTGGCGTCGTTCGCCAAGGAGCACGAGAACGCATGGGGCGCCGTCAGCGCCGCGCAGTACCAGGCGATCGTGGCCTCGCAGAAGATGGGCGATGTGCAGGGCGCGCTCGCGATCTACCTCGACGCGATGAACAAGCGGCTGCCGGCGACGACCACGTACCTGGGATCGCTCACGGCGATGTTCGGCAATGCCGCCGCCGCGGTGCAGCGGTTCCTTGATCCGGGCGACGGCCAGAAGCTGGACGACTTGGACGCCAAGATCAACGGCCTGTTCAAGCGCATCGCCGACGGCAAGGCAGCCATTGCGCGCGGCCAAGGCAACCCCGTGGCCATGGCCTACGAGGAGCCCGCGCTCAAGGCGCAGCTCAAGCAGCTGACGGCGATGCGCGACGCGCTGGCCGCGGCCGAGGGCGACAAAAACGCGAAGGCGATGGGCCAGTCCAAGGAGGAGCAGGCCCGCAAGGAGGCCACGGCGTCGGTCGATTTCATCAACCAGATGAAGGAGCGGGGCAAGGCTGCATCGACGCTGCGCGAAGATCTCGAGAAGCTCGCCGCCGCGCGCGACAAGGTGATCGGCAACGGCGGCACCGTCTCGGATGCCGACTACGGCGCCGCGGTCAAGGGCGTCGAGAAGCTGCACGGCGACCGCTCGGGCAACAAGGAGATCAGCGCCTACGACTCGACCCTCAAGCAGCTCACCGACGAGAAGACCAAGCTCGACGCGCTCACGCTGAGCTACACGACGAACACCCACGCTGTCACCGAGCGCGTCGCGGTGCTGCAGGCGCGCTTCGCTGATCCGGCCGACAAGCTGTACGGGCAGGGCAACACGAAGCAGGGCGCCACGCTCACGGCAGCCGCCACGGCGGACGACGCGGCCGACACCGCGAATAAGGCGGCCCTGCGGCTCAAGGATGTCACCGCGGAGGTCGCGGCCTACGTCGAGCTGTCCAAGGCGCGGGAAAAGAGCGCGCGGGATGCCTACATCGACCAGGCGCTCGAGGCTTCGCAGCTCTCGCTCAGCAAGCAGACGACGGCGGCCTTGAAGGAACAGGCCGCGATCAAGGCCGCCCAGGCCGGCGAGAACTACGACAACGCTCGGTACAGGTCCTACTCCACCGACGCGGCGAAGCGCAACGAGAGCGTCAAGGCTGAGGTGGACGCGATCAACCGCGAGAACGACGCGCTGCACGAGAGCACGCTGCAACGCCTCCAGGCCGCAGACGCCGCGAAGATCCAGAAGGCCGCGGAGGAGGAGCTGCTCAAGTATCCCGAGATGGAGACGGCAATCTGGATCCGCATGCAGGATGCCATCAAGGGAGCCACCGAGGCGCGCCGCGCGCAGTATGCAGACTCCCGCAGCGCGCAGACTGGCGCGGGCAACGCAGGCACGAAGTGGGCCGAGGACGCCAGCAATCAAGGCGCAATCGCGGCCAAGCTGACCACGAGCTCGCTGGACACCATCTCCAACGCCATCGACCGGCTGCGCGAGAAGGGCAAGATTTCCTTCAAAGACCTGTGGAAGACCATGGCCGACGAGTTCCTCTCGGCCGAGACGCGCATGCTGGTCGCCAAGATGGCGGGCCCCACGAGCGGCCTGTGGGGCGGCCTGCTGGGCCTGCTGGGCAGCGGCGGCAGCGGCGGCAGCGCGTCGCCCGAGGCCGACGCCGGCAGCGTCAACCTGTTCGCGTCCGCGATCTCCGGTGCGCGCGCGACCGGCGGCAACATCAACTCGGGCGGCACGTACCTCGTGGGTGAGCGCGGCCCGGAGCTGTTCCACGCTTCCGGCAGCGGCAGCATCACGCCGAACGACGCTCTCGGCGGCGGGGGCGGCGACACTTTTCATATCGGCCAAGGGCAAATTATCAACGTGGGGCAGGGCGTTTCGCGCGCTGAA